CGGCCCGCGCCTACGAGTTTGCTCAGGAGGTGGACACCCAGAAGGTCGGCTTCATCACCAACGATGCCGGGACCATCGGCTGCAGCCCCGACCGGCTGGTGCTGGGCCACCCCGGCGCGCTGGAGGTGAAATGCTACGCCCCCCACAACCACGTCGCTGTGGCGGTAGATGGCTTCGGCGACAAGCATATCCCCCAGGTCCAGGGGCAGCTGCTGATCGGCGAGTTCGAATGGGTGGACCGCTGGGCCTTCCACCCTGACATGCCGCCCGTCCACCTGCGGACCTACCGGGACGAGGCGTATATCGCGAAGCTGTCCGAGGCGCTGGACCGCTTCCTGGAGATGCTGGCAACGATGGAGCAGAAGCTGCGCGCCGACGGCTTCATGCAGGAGACCACGCCATGATCCCCCGTTTCGTCCTCTACTGCCTGCCGGTGGTGCGCCGCATCGCGCGCCCCCGCCTGCGCCCCGTCACCCGCACCCGCCGCGCCGTGACGCGCGGGGCCGGGCTGGCGACCGCCGCCAAGGTCGGCGCCGTGGCTGTCGCGGTCGGTGGCCCCGTGTGCTTCATGCTGCCGCTCTGGGGCGGCGCTGGCGCCCCGCCGCTGCCCGTGCCCCCGCCCTACGTCGCCGCGCCCTACGCCGCCCCGCTGCTGCCCGGCGGTTCGGTCTTCGACGGCTACGGCGGCCCCATCGGCGGCCAGGACTATGCCTCGCTCGCCCCGCTCCCCGGCGTCTCGGTGGTGCCGATCGGCGGCCCTGTCACCACGGTCCCCGGCGGCACGACGACGCCCAGCCAGCCTGTGACGGTCCCGGAGCCTGGCGCCCTGGCCCTGTTCGCCGTCGGGCTGGGCGGGCTGCTGCTGGCGCGGAGGCGGCGTCATGGGTGACATTCTCACCTGGGCGCCCGCCATCGCCGGCGGCGTGCTGCTGGCCATCATCGTGGGCTTCGGCGGCCTGTGCATCGCCGCCGAGATCCTGGTCCGCATCGACGCGCGGAAGGAAGGCGGCCCGTGATCTACTGGAACGAGATCGAGCCCTACGCCGCCGCTTGGCTGCGCAACCTGATCGCCGCCGGCCACCTGCCGCCCGGTGAGGTGGATACCCGGAGCATTGTCGATGTCCAGCCCGATGACCTGCGCGGCTTCACGCAATGCCACTTCTTCGCCGGCATCGGGGGCTGGTCTCTCGCGGCGCACCTCGCTGGGTGGCCGACAAGCCGACCTCTTTGGACCGGCTCCTGCCCCTGCCAGCCCTTCAGCGTCGCCGGCCGCGGTGCTGGTGCTGCCGATGAGCGCCACCTCTGGCCCGAGTACCTGCGCCTCATTGCTGCCCGACGCCCTGCCGTCGTCATGGGAGAGCAGGTTGCGAGCCCGCTTGGGCTTTCATGGGTCGACCTTGTATCGGCTGACCTGGACGATCAGGGCTACTCCTGCTGGGCGGCGGATACCTGCGCTGCGGGCGTCGGCGCGCCCCATATCAGAAGTCGGCTTTGGTGGGTGGCCGACCCCAAGAGCAGAGGATGCAGAGAGCAGCGGCGCCAGATGGAGCCGAGGGAAGGGGGTGTTCGACACCCTAACAGCCGTGGCGAGCCTGGCGGGTTCTGGGCCGATGCCGACCTGCTCGATTTCAAAGACGGGAAGCCCCGCCCGGTTGAGGCCGGGACATTCCCGATGGCTGATGGGCTACCCACCCGAATGGGACGCTTGCGCGCCTACGGTAACGCCATCGTCCCGCAAATCGGCGCCGAAGTGATCGCCGCCTACATGGAGTGCCGCCCGTGACCCTCCGCGTCGTGCGCCGCGCCGGAACCTCCATGCTCTGGCTCATGGGCAACATCGAGGGCCGCCGCATCCGGGAGAGCGCCGGCACCGACAATCCGGCCCTCGCGGAGATCAAGCGCGCGGCGCGGGAGGTCGATCTGTTCAAGGCTGCCGTGGCCGGGGTAGTGCCGACCGTGCCGTTCGCTGCGGCCGCCGCCTCCTACCTGAAGGCCGAGCAGCCGGGCGCCACCCAGGCCGCCGCCGTAGCGCAGCTGGTGCGGGTGCTAGGCACGCGCCCGACCCGAAGCATCGGCCAGGCGGATGCCGACCGGGCCCGGGACGTGCTGCTGGGAGCCGATGTGAAGCCCGCCACCGTAGTGCGCCACGTGGTGGCGCCGCTGACCGCCATCCTGCGCCACGCCAGCCGGCGGCAGCTGTGCGACTGGCCGCGCCTCGAATGGCCGACCGTGGCCCGCGCGCCCTTCGCCTTCCTGACGCCCGCGCAGGCCGAGGCCCTGGTTGCCGCCGCCGCGCCGCACGCCGCCGCGCTGATCGCCTTCCTGATCTCCACCGGGCTTCGCATGGGCGAGGCGACGGCGCTGGACTGGCGCGACATCGACATGGCCGCCGGCCGGTTCATTTTGTGGGAGGGCACGACCAAGACCGGCGCCCGGCGGGTGGTGCAGATGCAGCCGCGTGCCCTGGCCGTCCTGCGGGCGCTGCCGGGCCGGGATGGCGCCGTGTTCCGCGATGCCGCCGGCGCCGCCCTGTCCGGCGCCTCACCGATCCGCGCCGAGTGGAACGCCGCGTGCCGCGCCGCCGGCCTGCCCGGCGAGATCCGCCGCCGGCCGAACGGCAAGCCCTACTGGCAGCCGGAGCATTCTCCCCACGACTGCCGCCACACCTACGCCACCTGGCACTACGCCATGCACAAGGATCTGCTGCTGCTGATGCGGGACGTAGGCTGGACCAAGACCGACATGGCGGCGCGGTATGCGCACGTCATGCCGGAGGGCCAGGAGGCGGGTGCCGCGGCGTTCCTAGTTGGGCACGACCACGGCGCGCTTGCCGGAGCCGCCGCTGTTGACAGCGCCCGCCTCGAACTCGCTGGGCGAGACGGTGCTGGACTGCAGCCGGCCGAGACGCTGGAACAGCCCGTCGTGGGGATGAACGGCGGCCATGAGCAGGCTGCCCGCCCCCGACACCGGGTTCAGCGGCGCCACCGCATTGTCGTTCAGATTGATCGACGAGACGGTGCAGTTAGCGGCATCGATCTCGACGCCATACCGCTGGCTGGTGGAACCGGGCAGGTTCCCCGAACGCCCGCCTACCACTGAGCTGCCTTGCCCCCTGAGCCGCACCCCAGCGGCGCGCGAGACGTCGCCGGCCCGGCCATTCGAGAAGTGGTGGCAGTTGAGCACGTCGGTGCCCGGCGCCTCGGAGATGACCCCTTCGAAGGCGTTCTGTTGGGTGCCGCAGTCCGTGATGCGGATGCCGTAGTTGTTCGCCGTGGCGCCGTAGCCGGGGCCGGCGGTCATCAGCTCGGCGAACCCACCCGCCACCTGGTGGTGGTTGCCGAAGGTGTCGAAGAACAGGCCCGCCTGATCGTCGCCCAGGAAGTGCTTGCCGAGCCGGAACCCGTGGAGTGCATGGCCAGAGACGCCCTGCACGGTGATGCTGCGGCCGCCGTTGCTGAACGAGTAGATCCCATCCATCGTGCCGACCGGCAGGCCAGCGGGACCGGCAACCGTGTTCTCCACGCGCCAGCCGTCCGAGCCGTTGTACTGGGCCAGATTGTTGCCCACCCAGTACCACTGGAGGGCTAGGGTGCCGGCCAGGGCGCGCTCCCAGAAGCCATATCCCAGGTTGTACTCGGCGATCAGGTCGCGGCAGGTGCTGAAGTCAGTGTTGGCGAAGATGGCGCCATGGCGGTTGTGGCTGAAACCGACGCGCTCAAGGGTGGCCTGCGCAGCGCTGGGGCTGGCATCAAAGCCATGGTCATCCTGCCCCGGGGTGCCGATGCTATCCAGCCACATGTCGCTGACGATGGGGCCGGTGGACGACGGCTTATAGCCGACCGTCGCGCCCGTGCCGCCGGCACCAACCAGCCGAGAGACATAGCGACCGGCGCCACGGAAGGCCTGCGCCGACCCAACCAGGATCTGGCCCCGCAGCACCTGGAACACCCCCGGGGGAAGGAACACGTTCGACGACAGCGCCAGCGCCGCCAGGATGGCCGCCGTGTTGACCGCCGCGCTGGCGGCGGTGGACAGGCCGAACGACACCGGCGAGACCGTGCCCGGCGGCGCCGAGCCGTTGAAGAAGGGCAGCGCCACCGCGGCGCCGGCCTGATCGAAGCCGAGCACTCGGCCCGCGCGCTGGATGGCCGAGGGGATCATCAGCCCGGGCTCATCCCTGGGCACCACCAGCGCCCGGTTCAGCTTCCGGCGGTGGTCCTGCAGGATGGCCATCTCGCGGTCTTGCTCGGTGTTGAGCGCGCGGATGTCCAGCGTCCGGCTGGGGTAGGGGAAATCGGTCACCCGCTCCGGCATGATCTGCCGGTCCAGGGTGATCTTGGCGCCGGCCACCTGCGGCGCGCTGAAGGTGACCGAGCCGCTGGGGAACCCGCCGTCCGTGCCGCCCGTGCCGGCCACCGTATACCCGGAGCCGACAAGAACCCCGTCCCGGTATACGACGATGTCCGCCGGCGAAAAGAAGGGATACGGGACAGGAAAGACAGCCTGCCCGGAGGCGGCAACATAGGCCACCGTCGCTTCTTGGGCGGGGATCGTGATATGGGCCATGTCAAGTGCTCCTTTGCCGTTCGGTATCGACACCAGGGGCCACATTTGCAAGCAGCATCGGAGGCTGGGCATGGGCCGTAGCAAAATCGACGTGGCCAACGAGGCCCTGGTGATGACCGGCAACACGCAGATCGCCGAGTTCGACGACGGGAGCGCTGAGGGGGTGGCCGTCTCGGCGCACTACGAGACCGTCATCGGCTCCGCCCTGCTCAACCCCGGCGGCGGCCCGTTCCGCTGGTCCTTCGCCACCCGGCAGGACGCGCTCACCCAGCTGGCCGGCTCGCCGGATGCCCGGTGGCACTACGCCTACCAGATGCCGATTGACTGCCTGCGCCTGCACGCGGTCACCGAGCGCGGCTACCCTGTGGCCTACGGCACACACGGGCAGCACATCGTCACCGACAGCACCGGGCCGCTGGTGGCGGATTATAGCTTCCGCGCGCGGGAGGAGGACTGGCCGCCCGACTTCCTCCAGGCGGTGACGATCGAGCTGGCCGCTCGGCTGGCGCTGACCCTGAACGAGAACGCGGATCTCGCCGCCGGCCTGCGCAAGCTGGTGCAGTGGCAGGGCGTCCGCACCGGCGACAGCCAGGCGCGCAGCAGCACCCGCCTTCGGGCCGGCCGGCTCACCGGCGCCCGCCACGGCGGCATGTGGTCGCGCCGCTGATGCCGAAGATCCGGCTCGCCCAGACCTCCTGCAGCCTCGGGGAATTCTCGCCGCTGCTGGCCGGCCGCTCCGACCTGGCGCAGTACCGCAACGGCGCCGAGAGCCTGGAGAACCGCCGCCTCCTGTCCCAGGGCGGCACCGACACCCGCCCCGGCCTGCGCCACTTCGCCGCCGTGCCCGAGACCAGCGGCCGGCTGGTGCCCTATATCTTCAGCCTGCCCCAGCGGTACTTGCTGCGCTTCGGGCACACCTTCTTCCAGCCCTATACGATGGACGGCACTGTGCTGCCGGGGGTGCAGGGCGCGCCGTGGACCGCCGGGCAGCTGCGAGACCTTCGCATCATCCAGTCCGGCGACACGATGCTCATCTTCCACCCGGACTGGCCGCCGCGGCGCATCCGGCGGTTCTCCGCCACAGACTTCGCCCTGGACGAGATGCCGCTGGAGTACACGCCGTACTACCGCTTCACCGACCCGTCCGTGACCCTCGACCCGTCGGCACTCACCGGCCCCGTCATCTTCACGGCCAGCGCCAACATCTTCAGCCCGGCCATGGTGGGGCAGACGATCCTGTTCCGGGGAGCGCGGGCGCTCATCACCGGCTACTCGACGCCGACGGCGGTCAATGCCGAGTGGCAGGACGACACGACCGGCATCGAGCTTGGCGCCAGCATCGAGTGGGCGGAGCAGGCCTGGTCCTCGACGCGCGGCTGGCCTAGCACCGGCGCCTTCTTCAGCGGGCGGCTGGCGATCGGCGGCTCGCGCGACATCCCGAATGTGGTCTGGCTGTCGAAGTCCGGCGCCTACTTCAACTTCCAGACCGGCTCCGACGAGGGCGATGGCCTGGCCGAGGTGGTGGCCGGCGAGCAGTCGGGCCGAATCGTCCATCTGTTCGCCGCCGCGCGGCTCCTGGTCTTCACCGACACCGCCGTGTGGGCGCTGGTCGGCTCCAGCGCCGGCCCCATCACCCCGACGAATGTCGCCATCCGCTCGGCGGCGGACATCGGCGCGGCGGGGCTGCAGCCGGCGCAGGTGGACGGCGCCACCCTGTTCCTGGACGCCACCGGCTCGACGCTGCGGGAGGTGCAGATTGACGAATACCTCACGGGCTTCTCTGCCAACCCGGTCTCGCTCCTGGCCGAACACCTGATCAAGGGCCCGGTCTCTATGACCGTGCTTCGCGGCAATGCCCGCCGGCCGGAAATCTACGCGGTCCTGGTCAACTCGGACGGGGAGCTATCCCTGTTCCACTCGCTGCGGCAGGAGAAGATCGCGGCGTTCGTCCCCTGGCGCACCGCCGGGCGCTTCAAGGACGTGTGCGCCGTCGGCCCCGACCTGTTCGCCTTGGTGGAGCGCGGCGGCGTGTGGAGCGTGGAGCGGTTCGACGAGGCGGCCGAGCCCCTGGACGCCTCGCGCATCGCCACAGCCGGCAACCCGACCCGCACCTTCTCCGGCTTCGGCCACCTGGCGGGGCAGACGGTCGGGCTGGTCTCGCGCGGCCACGACCTCGGCGACGCGACGGTGGCGGGCAACGGCACGATCACCCTGCCGGCCAGCGTGCCGGCCGTGGACCTGCTGGAGGCCGGGCACCGCTACCGGCAGGTGATCCGCCCCATGCCCGCCGACCTCGACCTCCAAGACGGCCCGGCGCGGGGCCTGAAGAAGCGGCTGCTGCGGGTGATCCTGCTGACCGACCGGAGCGGACAGTTGGAGATCGCCGGCCGCAAGGTGCTGCTGCAATTCACCGGCGACGACGTGGCGACGCAAGCGGCGACGCACACCGGCGTTATCCGCAAGCGCATGCTGGGCGTCTCGCTGGACGCGCAGATGGATATCGAGGTGGAGGGCGCCCAGAAGGTCACCGTCCTCTCCCTCACCCGCGAAATCTCGATCAACGGCTGAAGGCAGGACCATGGAAACGGCGACCATCCTGGCAATCGGTTCTGTCGTCGCCGCTGGCGCAGGCACCGCCGTGGCTGTCCAGGGCAACCGGCAGGCGGCGAAGGCGGCCGCCAACGCCCAAGCCCTGGAGATGCAGCAGTACGAGGAGCAGCGACGGCAGGCGCTCCAGGACAGCACGGCGGCCCAGGCAGCCGCGATGCAGGACACGCAGTCCGCCATCTCCGCCACCGTGGCGCGGCGCGCGGCCGCCGGCCTGGACCCCTACTCCGGTACCGGCCGCGTGCTGATCGACACCACCATGGAGGACGGCGCGGCGGACCTGGAGACCATCCAGATGAACGCCGTGCGCGCCAACCAACAGCTCGGCTACAGCGCGCAGAGTTCCGCCAACCGCGGCCAAGCCACGCTCGCCAACCTGCGGAACAGCAGCACCAGCGCCATCTTCTCCGGCCTTGGCTCGGCTGCCCAGGGCGGCGGCCGCTACCTCAGCACCACCAGCAAGGGCTCCTGATCCATGAGCGGCACCGTCCCCCGGTCCCAGCGTCGCGTAGCCGCCCAGCGCGGTGGCGTGGTCCAGATTGCCTCCCCCGCCGGCGACATGTCGGGCATCGGTCGCTCCATGCAGGGGCTGGCCGAAGTCGTCACCGGCACGGGCTTCGGGCTGCTGGACCAGGAGCGCCAGCGGCAAGAGCAGCGCGACGTGTTCGCGGCCGACGAGAGCGCCCGCACCGCCCCCATCCGCGACGAGACGGGCAGCTACGTGGTTGAGCAGCGCGACCCGCTGTCCCGCTCCGGGCGGGTGTTCAATGCCGGCGTGGCCAAGCGCGTGGCCGATGACCTGGTGAACAACGCCAGCGTGGACGCGGTGAAGCTGCGCGGCGAGACGGAGAACGACCCGCAGAAGTTCGCCGCGATGTGGGCCGGCCGCACGCAGGGCATCATGTCCCAAGTGCCCGCTTGGCTGAAGACGGAGGCGCAGGCCTCGCTTGACCGCCTGGGCGCTGAGCATGTGCGCGGCGCCGCTAACGAGCGGATCACCACCGAGCGCAGAAATCAGGCGCAGACTTGGGATGTCCGATCGAAGGCCATCCAGGCGGATCTTCAGGGCCTCGCCGCCAGCGGCATCAACAGCGGACCGGAGTGGGACGACGCACAGCGGCGCTGGAGCGCCCACCTGAACGACGGCGTGACCACCATGCAAGTAGCCCCGGCCGTAGCCGACGCGCTGCGCACGCAGGTGCAGGACGAGACCACTGGAGCGCTGACTGTCCGGCGCACGCAGGAGATGGTCGCCTCCGGCAAGAGCCGCACCGAGGTGCTGGCCCACTTCGACGAGGAAGCTGACAAGCAGCGAATGCCGCAGGCGCAGCGCAACCGCCTGCGGAACTTGGTCGAAGGCTCACTGGCCGAGCAGGCGCAGATCCGTAACGAGGGCCGCACCGAGCTGCACGGGCAGGTGGACGACTGGCAGACGCGCATCGCCGGCGGCGCCACCGTCTCAGCGGACGAGGCAGTCCGGCTGGCGGCCGATGCCGACCGGCTGCAGCTGCCCCGACTGGCGCAGCAGGTGCGCGACACCGCCGCGCTGCAGGCCGATGCCCGGGTGTATGCCACGATGCCCACGGCCGAGCTGGCGCGGCAGGCGCAGACGAACGCCGGCAAGCTGCTGCAGGAGGGCGCCTCCGCTCGCGATGTGAAGCTGTCAGAGCTGACATCGCAGATGCTGCGCGCCCGGCGCACCGCCATGGATGCCGACCCACTGGCGGCCGGCGCCACGGTCTACCGCGCCACGGTAGGCCCGCTGGTGCCGCTGGACCCTAGCAACATCGGCGCCATGCCCGAGGTGCTGCGCGGGCGCGAGCGGCAGGCCCGGCAGATCGGCGCGCGCGAGGGGCGCCCCGTCTCGGCGCTCACGAAGCCCGAGGCCGAGGGGCTGAAAGAGATGCTGGAGCGCGGCACCGGCGAGCAGCAGCAGCAGATCCTCACAGCGCTGACCGCTGGCCTCACGCCCAGCACCATGGCCGCCACCCTGGACATCCTCACCAAGGGGGACGCCACCTCCCCCCGCACCCAGGCGTTCGTCGTGGCCGCCGCCCGCAGCGGCAGCAACCCGCGCCAGGCCACCGAGATCCTGCGCGGCATGGAGACCATGCGGCAGTTGAAGCCGGCGGCGGTGGAGGGCGGCGACTGGTCCCGCGTGCTGCTGGAGGAAATGGGCCCGGTCCTGGGCGGTCGCGCCGACACCATGGCCCAAGTGGGCGAAGCGGCGCGCGCCATCTACACGCAGCGGTTTGCCACCGGCGACCGGCCAGAGGATCTGGCGCGCAAGCTGGACCCGTCGAAGTTTCGCGAAATCCTGCGCGAGGTGATGCCGACCGTTACCCTGCCCGGCGGCATCTTCAGCAGCGGCCAGCGTATCCCGGTGCCGCGGCCGGGCATGAGCCAGTCGGACTTCGAGGCGGAGTGGCAGCGGATGCCGGCCAGCGCCCTGACCGGCGCACGCGCGGCGGACGGGCGGCCGATCACGCCGGACATGGTGCGGCGCCAGGGCCGGCTCGTCCCCGTGGGCGAGGGCACCTACGAGGTGCGCATCAACGGAATGGAGGTGCTGGGAGAGGGCGGGCGCTCCTTCCGCCTCGACATGCGTCAGCCCTTCCAGCCGGACCCGCCGCCGCAGCAGACGGGTGACGCCGGCAGCGGGCCGCGCGGGCTGCGCAACAACAACCCGCTCAACCTGTCCTTCGCCGGGCAGGAGGGCGCGGTGATGGAGACGCACAGCAACCCGCGCTTCGCCCGCTTCGCCAGCATGGAGGACGGCGTGGCCGCCAGCGTGCGCCAGCTCGCGCGCTACCAGGAGCGCGGCGTGTCCACCCTGGCCGCCATGGTCAACCGCTGGGCGCCGCCGACCGAGAACGACACGGCCGCCTATGTGCAGAAGGTGGCGCGGGAGACCGGCATCGCGCCGGATGCGGTGGTGAACATGCGCGACCCTGAACTGGTGGCATCGCTGGTGGCGTCCATGGCGAAGGTGGAGACCGGCCGGAGCATCGACCCCGATGTCATCCGGCGCGGCGTGCAGAAGGGGATTGGCTGATGCTGCTCGACATCGGATCGGAGCGCGTCTCCGATGCACCGCTGAACCCGCTGCCCACGGCGCCCGGCACCTTCGGCGAGCGGCTGGAGGCGGAATGGAACAACCAGCGGCTGACCTACGGCACCGGCTCCGGCGCCCGGTCGCTGTACGAGGCATACGAGCCGCAGCGCCAGCTTCTCCGCAGTCTGGGCTTCGATGCACCCAACCCGGTGGACGCCGACGCCACGGCGCTGGGCGGCATCTTCCGCAACACGATGGGCCGGGACGTGGTGGCGCAGGAATACGCCGGCATCGTCGCCAAGGCGCGGGAGCAGCATCCCGACCGCGCCGCCGAACTGCTGATGCCGGACGAGATCCAGAAGAAGGCGGACGACCTGGCGCGCGGCGCGCGTACCACCGCCGAGAACCTGGACAAGGCCGGCGGCGGTGGACCCGGTGAACGTGCTGACCATGCCGCTCGGCGCGGGGCGCATCGCCGGCGGCGCGGCGCGGCGCGTGCTGCTGGGCGCGCTGGCGGAAGGCGCGGTCGGCGCGGCGGCGCAGGTGGCCGTGGACCTCAACCCCTTCGGCCAGGGCGGCGCCTTCGAGCGGCAGCGGCTCGGCCTGGACATGGAGATTGGCTCCGGGGTGCTGGGCGGCTTCCTGGGCGGTGCCGTCATTGGTGGCGGCACCCGTGGCCTGCTGGAGGGCTGGCGTGCCTTCCGTGGCCGCACCCCGTCGATCGACCCCGGCGCCGCCATGCTGGAGACCGACGCCGCAAAGGTGCTGGACCGCCAGGCGCGCGACGTGGCGAGCAGCCCCATGGGTCCGCGCGGCGCCGACGATCATCTCGACCTTGCCACCCGGGCCACGGATGCCGTCGCCGCCGGCCGCGTTGCGCCGGATGACGTGCGCGCCCCGATGCCGCGCGCCGAGGTGGCCGGGGAGCAGGTACGCATCCACACCCCAGCCGGCCGGTCGATCGCCGCCGAACCGCAGGTGGTGGAGCTGCGCGACCTAGTGCCGAGCCACACCGACGACGGCGCGCTCAATCCCACCTACCCGCACCAGGAGGGCGTGCAGCCGCGCGACCGCACCCGCGATGCGAGCGTGTCGCAGGTGAGGGACATCGCCGGAAACCTGGAGCCCGAGCGGCTGCGCACAAGCCCGGAGGCCGGCAGCGGCGCGCCCATCGTGGACGGCGACAACATCGTGGAGAGCGGCAACGGCCGGGTGCTCGCGCTGCGGCAGGTCTACGGCGCCCGCCGCCCACCTCCAGCTCCGGGCATGGTCCGCATGTACCACGGCGGCGAACCCGGGAAGGGCGGTGCGCTGTGGTTCTCCTCCGACCGTCGTTATGCCGAGGGCTACGCCAAGAAAAGCAACAGCCGGGTTTGGTTCGTGGATGTGCCCGAGAACAACCCGCTGATTGAGCCGGACTACCCGGAGCAGTCGATCGCGCAGGGGTTCCACAAGAACGTGGAGCTGCCTGCTGATGTGGCGAAGGGGCGAGAATTGCTTGAAGGCGGCATCCCCGAAAAGGCCGCCGCGTACCGCCGGATGCTGGAGGAGCAGGGCCTGGACGTGGCCGGCTTCGACCAGCCGGTGCTGGTCTCCCGCCGCGTCACGCCGCTGGACCCCGAGGCGCGCCGGGCGTTCGTGCGCGAGGCCAACAGCGGCACCGCCCTTACCCTGGGTGCCGCCGAGCGCGCGCGGCTGGATGCGGACATCGCCGGCCGGGCCATCGACCTCTAC